GGATGATTGCGGTTTGTCTCTACACTCTTGAACAAGCCTCCTCCCTCAGCGCCAACCTTGGTACCGCGAGGAGCATTGACATCAACAGTGATCTTGCCGGTGCCATTGACGTTAACGGTATTAGCACCGCCAGCCTGATCTATATTCCGCCGCTCATCAAGGGCACGACGAGCAACGACTGCGTTTGGATTTTCCCACGTGGTGCCGACCCTGTTTCCCTGATTCCCCGAGATCATCTCGATCCGACCGGTCTCGGGGTCGACTCGTCCGGTGGCCATGCCGACGTGGGCCCCGGTCTGGCCGAACCTCCTGCCCTGGGTGCGAACCAGAACGTCGCCCCGCTGAACGTCGCCTGTCACGCCCTGCCCCCATCGTAGGAAGCTGCTCGCCACCGCGCTTCCGCTTCCCTTGATGCCAGATTGCTGCAGGCTCGAATTCACGAAGGCCGCACACCAGGCCACTCGGGACGGGTCCATCCCTGCCCCACCGGTGCGCAGATACTGTTGAATGTCGTCGCGGTCTCGTTTCTCGTGGAGGCCAAGCTGCGTCATAGCCTTATCAACAGCGGAGCCTGGAGTACCAGGAGTCGCCGTGGTTACAGCACGCCGTCCAGTACCCTCCGCAGTCGGAATACCCTGACGAGCGATCGCACTTCGCTGCTCTGGTGTCGGCACAGCATCAACTGGAACGCCAGTTGCCTTTGATACATTCTTTGCCCAGTTAGGATCACCCGCAGCCCACCTGTTGCCTATCTGCCCGAGGTTGAGTCCCGCGTAACCCTTGGTACCTAGCAGACCTTCTGCCGCCTTGAAGCCAGTCTCGCGATCCGGAAAGACAGCAAAGCCACCGGCATCAGCTCCTGTAGCACCCATCGACTTGGCAAATGGTCCAAACTTGATGTTGCCAGGGTTATTATTGCGATCACTTCTTGTCTGACCTTCGCCACCACCGCCACCGATGTTGATGTTACCGGCACCACCAATTCCACCTTCTCCAACTCCTCCTCCAGGAGATAGGAGCGACGCAATTCTACTTGCACCGGCACCGGCACCGGCACCGGCACCTGCACCGGCACCAGCACCCACTCCGGCACCTTCAGGAACTTTGATTGGATTGGTTCCATACAATATGATCGAGTAAAAATCATTGAGCTTGGTGATCTGCTCTGTCAACCTTCTGGTCTGATCAACGAGTTCCTGGCTGGTGTCTAGCCCTCGGCGATCCTCGATGTTGGTGGATCGCCTCATCTGGTCATATCCTCTACCCAACAGCGGAGTAGCACCGCCCATAGGGAGTTGGCCTCCAGGCTTGAGAGTTCCAGCCGGAGGAATGCCCCAGAGATTTTCCCAAAAGGTTCCGCCCTTCATTCCCTCTTCAATAGGAACCTCCGGAATGCCAAGCTCCTTAGCTGTCTTCGGCTTCCCCAGCATCATCGTAACTATCTTCTCGACGGTGGCCGCGAATTTTTCACTGGACTCAAGATCAACCTTGCTGACCAGAAAGGCTCCCCACAGATTCGAAATTCTCTGCCAGGATTGGGCTGTTCGCTCGGTGATGGCTTGATACTCCCTGGCCTTCTCGTTGAGAGCCTCCTGAAGCCTGATCTGATCCTCTGTCGTCTTTGTCAGATTGCTTCGAACGTTCTCCAGGCCAGTCGTCTTGAAGATGTCCAGCCACTGTCGCTGAGCCTGTGCGCCACGCTCAGGAGTTGGGGCATTCTTTTTTATCTCCTCCCCTATTTCCCTGACTCTATTCAGGAAGCCTTCTACGTCACCAGACTTGGCGATCTGCTGGAGCTCGAGCATCCGCTCCCGCATCGCCCCCTGAGCCGCGAGAGGAGTTTGTATGAGTACCTCGTGTTGGAACTGACGAAAGTTTCTGCCCAGGCGAGCCATCGACTCAGAGGCACCAGACATGATGCTGGTGGTTTGCTCCACGCTGAGTCCGCTCTGTCTCAACTGGTCAGAAATGTTCTTGAGAACTCCGATCCTGATACCGGTCTGATTGGCGAGTTGGTTCCACTTGTTCATCTCGCCACTGAACGCACCCATCTTTTCATTGGCGTAATTGAAGGCGAGCCCCAGGGCCCCAACTGCACCTCCGACTAGACCGAAGCCGCGAACGACTGTGCCCAGTATGGTACTGGCTCCCGTCAGACCAGAGACCAGCGGCGTGATGCTTCCCCTGGAGAGGGCGTCCAGGTGGCGCTTGAGTCCCTCTATTCGCTGAACGACGTTGGCGCTTCCAAGTTCCTCGAGGCCGCGTTTGCCCTTCTCTCCAGCGTCGGCGATGTTCTTGCCTTCGCCGCTGATCTTGGAGAACTCTCCGCGCAGCTTGGCTACGCCCGGCGACGCGTTGTCGATCAGGCTTACGACGAGATTGAGTTCTTCGCGCTCAGCCATCGTCCTCTCTGTCTGCCCTCTCTTGTGCCATTATCTTGCTGAGCTGTGACAGGCGATGCCTGTGAAGCTCAACGTCGCTCAGTGGCATTGCCAGAAACACTTCGGGATTTTGCTTGAAGTGAAACGCCAGACGATAGCAATCGACGACGGAGTCGTCTACGTTAGAGCCAGCCTGTAGCGTCTGGGTGAAAGTACAACTTCAGGCGATAGGCACAAGACTGCCAGTCGCGAGGGTCCATCCTTTCCAAGAAGGGGAGGTTGATGCCAGAGAGAGCGGCCATGATCATGGCCATCTTCTTGTCGTCAATGTCGAAGCCACCCTCGCCGTTCATGCGAACGGGGGCTCCATACCTGTTGATGTCACCGCCGGTGGGTTCGCGAAACTGAATCTCGCTGACCTCCTCGTTCTTGTTGTTGCGAATTGGACGGTGAATCAGCTTGATCCTCATCGGCCAGGTCGAGACAAACAGGTGAGGTTGCTCCTCCTCGGGAGGGGAGGCATCGTGTTCGATCTGTCTGATCGGAGTGACGGTCTCGCTGTCGCCGTCATCCTTGTCGTCGACAAAGCCCTCACGCCTTACTGACTGAGGCATCCTCTCTCCTCCCTTCAATCAAGGAATTGGCTCCGATGCTCCGACCGGCTCAATGGTACCGGCGACCGCCTCGCCAGCAACCACTTCGACGTCCATGGTCGTGATCAGTTCTCGAATGCCCTCGCCGAGATCGGCATCGGCACGAGCCACGATCTGCATCTGACCGATCGTCCCCGTAGCGGACACCACGGCGTTCTTGGTATCGACGTCGGCGTTCACCGTCGCAATGGTAGTGTCGGATGACTCCCACGAGACATCACCATCGACCTTGGCAGGATTTCCCTGATTGTCGACGTAGGAGATCTTCACTCGTACTTGGTTGCCGTCGGGAAGTGTGTAGGCCATGTCTTCTCCTCTCGCGGTTACAGTGAACAAGCCGAAGTTCAATGTGACATAGGCACCGGCACGGCTGGCCGACTCCTCGACGATGAACTTGAGCGTGCCACCGAGTTGGAATAGAACGGTGGGCATTTCTTCAGATCTGCAATTCCTCGCACCACAGTCCCTCCCACCTGACCCGAGTCTGACCGTCTCGAGTATTGGCCTCGAGGGCGGCCTTGCAGGTGGCGCCGATCAGGGTGTACTGCTTGTTGTTGGCGAGCTGAGCCACGACGGTGACATCGGTCTGACCGTCGAGGTCCTCCAGGTTGAGCTCAGGAATGGTCGATACGTCTCCCTCGATGTATGGGACCCTCGGCAGTTCCTGATAGCCGTGAACCCTGTCCTGGCCAGCGATCATGGTTCGCTCGACTGGACTTGGAGACACGGTGAAGTTTCCGCGAAGGGCAAGCTGATCGCCGTCCACCATGAGAAAGGCGATGCCGGCAAAGCGTTGAGCCATTGAAGATCTCCTATGCTAGAGAAGTTTGAGAGGAACCTTACGCCGCCCCGGCACCAGCCAGGCGAGGCCCGATGATTGGATCGATGCCGCGATCGTACTGAAGGCGGAACTGCGCCAGCACCGCGAAGACGCGAAGCTGGTTGATGAGGTCGGGAGGATAGAGCACGTTCACCCTGTTGGGATTGTTGGGGTCTCTCTCCACCAACAGGTGTCGCTTGAAGTTTCTCACATCCTCGACGAGGCCAACATACTCATCCTGACGGTACTGCGCCACTAGCTCGCCCTTAATAATGCCCGGTGTCACGATGGCCTGACCGGGACCGAAGCGGGTCCCGTCGTTGGCCAGCTTGTGGCGAGGATACTTCGTCGTGATGGCGTGGCGCTGATTGCGAAACAGCTTGGCCAGCGTAGCCATTGTCGTCACCAGCTCGTAGGCATCGTCGCCCTGGCCATAGAGGTTGAGCTGATAGGTGGTGGTCTCTCGCAGGATCATCGGGTTGCCCACGGCAGTCACACCCTGAGTAGCCAACCCAACTCCAGCAAGGTTGTTGTTCTCCGCCAGAGAGAACTGCTGGTGCAGCGGAGCCGGCTTGCACCACTCCAGCGCCAGGGTCTGAAGCGGGCGAGCCGGATCATTGACGAGACCCCTCGCCGCCTTGGCCGTATATGCCGCGGTCCACTCATAGCCCGGCGTAGGGCTATCGATCTCCACGGCCATGATGGAGGTCTGAGCACAGTTCCTGGTTTCGCCAAACGTCACCAGGTTGCTGTAGGTATCGATCTTGGCCGAGAAGATGTGACCATAGAGCTGCCTCATCCAGCCCCAGCGACCAGTGTCCGAGAAGCCATACTCGGCCTCCCAGATCAACAGCGACGTCGAGTCGGTAAACGGCAGGGCCACGTACTCGAAGTTGCGCTCTCCCAACTGAGCCACGGCGTTGGTGAACACTGGGACACCGGCACCGCCAGCCAGCTGACCCAGGCCGGTGTAGGCCAGGGCAACGTTCTTCGGCAGCTCCTCTCCTCCGACCCTGCCGTAGTAGCTGTCACGCATGTCAATCTCATTGCCAGCCGTACCCTTGAACTTGCAGGTCAGGGTGACGACGCCGGCGGTGTTGGCAGCAGTGACTGGGAGATTGTCGTCATCCATGATCGCAGCAACAATGGCAGCGGCGATCGATGTCGGCGTATCGCTGGCACCGATGTTGACGCCGATGTGTTCTCCGGCAATGTAGAGGTGAATGGTGCCGGCCTCGATGGGAGGAGTTGTCGTCACGGTGATGGTGCCAGTGGCAGGAGTACCGGCACCCGGCTCGGCGACCGGCAGGCCCCAGACCTCGTGAGCGAAGTTGTTGCGGAAGAACGCCTTGAACATGTTGGCAAGGTGAGAGCCGATGCCGAACTTCTGGTCGGCCTGAGCCTGAGTGCCGATGGGCACTGCAACGTCCGCAGGCGCAATGCCGGCAGTGGACTTCATGCCGACCAGCAGCGCCGGTTGGCGAATGGTTGGAAGCCCAGCCTTGCTTGGGTCGACTTCCACCCAATACAGTGGTAAGCGCCAATTG